CCGTCCCGTCGCCTGTGATGGCCGCGCGGTCGATTGCGTTTGCCACGACACTGGCAAGGTCGTTTCGGACAAGTTGTTCGATACTCGGGGCCGCGTTGATAAGGGTGCGCCGCGAATAGGACGTGATAGCGCCCACGGTCTTAGGCGACATTGAAACGTCGGCAAAGTCGGCGTCGGTTTCGGTGATGGTCCCGTCCTCGGCAACCCATTGCGCTGTCGAACTGCCCGTCTGTTTGGGAATGTCCTGATCGCCCTGCAGGTTGTCCAGAATGGTTGCGCCAAGGCGTCCCGTCACCAGTTGGTCGCGCAGCATGTCGATGAACATGTCGGCACGGTGCTGTGTCGGATAAAGGCTTGCCGCGTCGCCCCCGGTGGTCAGGGTGCGCTTGTGGAAAAATTGGTCGGGAACTGCGATGCCCTGAAACTTGCGCCCGCTGCGCCGCTTAACCTCTTGCGAGATTTCACGCTCGAACCCGGCGTCCACGTCCTCGCCAAGTTGTGCATTGATGGCACGAACCAGTGAAAAGTCGCGGGCGCGGTCCTCGAACTGCCCGTCTGCAGGGTTGTGGGTGATGGCGGGTGCGCTGCGCTCGGCCTCTGCCAAGAACTGCGAACGCTCGATTTTGCGGTCCAGCGCGGCGATGGCGTCTTTGTGGGTGCGGAACTCTGTGTCCTCTTTGTCGGACAGGTCGCGGGTTTCGGCCTCGGCCTTGTCAGTCAGGCCACGCATTTTTGCAACGGTCTGTGCGCGTTGCTCTTTCAGCTCGTGAAGTTTCATGATGGGTTAGTCCTTTGTGTTCATGAACGATACATATGTGAAAGTATGCTAGCACATGATAGCAATCTTAGCAATCTTTCACGCGCTCAGGTCCAGCAAGCCCCGCTCGGCGTAAACACTGCGCTTTTTGCCGGGTGTGCGGGCCGCGATGCCCACTGCCATGCTCAGGGCCACAAGTCCGTCGATGCGCCCCGTGCTGCGGTCTTTGGCGGGTTTCCTGTTGCCGCTCGGGTCGCTCAGGGTGGTGGTGTTTGAGATGCACCAATCCATGACGGGGTGCGCGGGGTGTTTGAGCTTCCCTTGCAGCACCAGCGTTTCCAGCGCGTCCAATGCGGGCGACATGTCTTTGAAACCCTGCCCCCACGATTCCATTTGCAGTCTGATGCCCTCGTCGGTCAGCAATCGCTGCACCTCGTCCACGCGCCACCTGTCGAACGCGCAGCAAGCCACGTCATAGTCGGCCACGATTTCGCCAATGCGATGCACCACGAACCGCTTGTCGATCGCTCGTCCCGGCGTCGCCTCGATAAGTCCCTGCCGTGCCCATAGTTGATAGGGCACATGGTCCCGGCGCTCGGCTTCTTCGAGATTGTCACCGGGGCACCAGAACCAGCTCAGAACGTGCCCGCTGTCGGGGAAGTATGCCGCAAGGGCGGTCAGGTCGGTTGTGCTGGATAGGTCCAAGCCCAGATAGCAGCGTTTGCCCAGTAGGTCGGCCTTGTCGGTGACACATGCCCGCCAGTCCACGCCATTGAGGAACCGCGCCGCCGCGTCCACGGGTTGATTGAGATATAGCAGGCGGAACGATGGTTCACGGGCGGGCAGGCGTTGCGCCTGCGCTGCAGCGGTGCGCATTTCGGCAAGGCTGCGGAAGTCGCCAAGGGCGGGATTGCAGGCGAACCATGTTTCCTCGTCCCACGGGTCGGCCTTTTCGTCTGCGCTGTAGATTGTCGCGTGGAACGTGGCGTCCTCGATGGTCTTATCCAGCACCCCGCGGCCATAGGCCACCAGCTCAGACATGACGCTGTTAGGGTCTGCGCTCATGGTCGAGATTGTCACCACAAGAGGCTCAGAACGTGCCCCGGTGCCAGTGATTAGGTTGTCGTAAAGCTCGCGCCCATGCCATTGTGCCAGCTCGTCGCAAACCACGAACGACGGGGAAAGCCCGTGCGCCTTGCGGGCGTCGGAACTCATGGCCTGATACATGCTGCCCGTTTCCACGTCCTCTAGGGTCTTGTTATGGGTGCGCACCACGATGCGCTCGGCCAGATAATCGAACCCCTCAATCAAGGCGCACATTTCTTTGAATATCAGCGCCGCCTGGTCGCGGTCAGCAGCAGCAGAAAACACCTGCCCGCGTTGCTCGGCCTCGGGTCCAGCCAAGTGACAAAGGGCCAGCGCCGCCGCAAGTTGGGTTTTTCCGTTCTTCCTCGGGATCGCCAGCAAGGCTTGTCGAACCTGTCGCACCCCGTCGTCGTCGGTCGCATAGATGCCCGCGATGATTTCGCGCTGCCAGTCCCTCAGTTTGAACTTTCGCCCCGCATGTGAACCCGCCGTGATGTGCAGGCTCTCGATGAACGCGACGACACACTCGGCACGGGTCAGGCCACGCTTGCGCCATGCCAAACGCCGCCGCTTTGGTTTCTCGTCCGTCTTGTCAGTTTTCTTGATGGGCTTTGCGCCCGGTCCACGAAGTCCCATGAAAGTATGCTAGCACATGATAGCACTATATAGCAAACTTACTATTAACGCAGATAGGGCGTCGGTGCCCGTGATTGAGGCTCTAGCGATAGAACCCCCCACGGGGTTGATATGCTGCCCTGTGGTGCGCGTCTTGTGCTGTCGGGTGGTCGTGGTCGGGGCGATGCTGTCGTCCCTGTGTGGCGCTCTCAGGCGTTGTTCCACGGGTGGTCTGGGTCGCGTGGTGTCCCGTCTGGGTTACATCCGCGCCGTTCCCATTCACTCCACGGTCGGCCTGCCTTGTCATATGCACCAGTTTTGAGGCTATGGTGGGGGGCACATAATCCTTGCAGATTGCTCATGTTCCACGGTGCGCCGCCTGCGCTGATGGGTGTCACATGGTCCACATGATGCGCCGGGGTGTCGTCGCCTTGTATCTGACAGGCCACGCACATGGGTTCACCTGCCAGCACCTTGCGACGAAGGCGTGACCAGCGGGCCGTGTTATAGGGCCAGCCGCCGCTCATGAGCCTGTCGCGTCGATGGTCAGGAATTGCCCGCGCTCGTCGAGATTGCGCAATCCTTTGATGCCGTATTCACTGCCCTTCCAGACAATGCGCCATGTCGGCTCTATGTCGTCGCGGTGCCGGATATGCACCAGCACGTCGTTGATGCTTTGAACGCCGCCGCCTATCACTTGCTCAGATGCCTTCACCGGCTCGACACGCGCCCAGATGGTCGCCACGTCCACGAAGGTCTCCACCTGCCCGAACCCGTCGTCCACCAGTTGCCGCTCTAGCAAGGTGATGCGCTCTCGCATGTCGCCAATGCGGGGCCGGGGTTTCATTGCTGTTCCCATGTGCGCGTCGTGTTCAGCAGGCGGGTGATGTGGTGGGGAACCTCACGGGCGTTGCCCTCGGTCGGTGTCCGGGCCTCATACCAGTGTGCAGTCAGCGACATGATAATCAGGCGGGGGCGGTCACTCTCAAGTGATGTATCCGGGCCAAGAATAGCCTGCACATGGTCAACCGCTGCGCCAAGCATGGTCTGCAGGATGGTGTCGTCGGCGTCGGTCTCGATGCGGGCGAAGTCTTTAACGTCTGTCAGTGTCACGGCCATTGTGTGTTGCTCTGCGAATTATTCATGCTTTGAGCATATCACGAAAATTGCCCTGATGCTAGCATGTGATAGCATACTTGCAGATAAACCCGCCTTGTCGCCGCGCCTCTTTTGGTTCTGTCTCAATGGGTTAACCCTGATATGTTCCACATATGGAGTCTTTGAGGTAGCCGGGCGGGGTGGCGTTGCCTGAATAGGTGCTTTGAAGGTGCCTGATTTCAGACAATTCTGCGCGATTTTATTTTCGCCTGTTTTTCGTCAAACGCCGCCGGGGCCGACCTCAATTTCCACCCCTATCTTGTCCTCATAGGAAGCCCCACGGGCCGGGAAGGAAGCCCATTCTCTCCATATGTGGAACATATCGTATCTAAGCCCTTGAACTGAAACGAAAAGAGGCGCGGCGAACCGCACCCCTAAAAATGGCCTAAATCGGTGTCTGTCGTCGTCTATTTTGCGCTCACCTGCAGGGCATAGAAACCCGCCTTGTGCGCCGCCTGCAGCATGGCGTCCTCTAATTGGTCGGCCTTCGATGCGGGCACCAGAAAACTGTCGTGGACGGGCAGAACGACGATGCCCTGCGATAGCATGATGTTCATGACAGTTTCGGCCATGGTGGCGTCGATGCTCATGAGCCGTGCCCCGGCGTCGGAATGGAACGCATGGGCGATAGGCTTGTGAAGTCGCTTGATGTCCTCGATGAGCTGCGATGCCAGCCGCATGGCCTCTTGACTGCCAAGCTCGGCACGGTCGGCCATTAGGTCGTTGTGCGCGATGGATAGGCGGGCCTTCTGTTTGGTCGGGGCATTGATGAGGGTCAGCATTGCCACCTTCACCAGCTTGCGGGGCCAGCCGGGGATTTCGTAGCAGTCGCGGGGCATGTTCTTTCCGGCCTCTGCATAGAGGATTGCCGGGTGCAGGGTGCAATAATCCAGCTCGGCCACACTCTCGCCGCCGATGGTCAGGCTCTTGCGGGCCTCTGCTTTTACGTTCTGCCAGCTTGCACCCATGGCGTAGAATCTCCCTCCGCGAGTCATGTCTTTGTTAAATATCCGGGCCATTGGTGCCACTATTCCGTGGTCTATATCGCCGCCCATGATGGCCTCGTTAAAACGCTCGATCTTGCGCCGCATACGTTCAAGGTCGCGGGTGTCCCGGTAGTCCAGCAGTTGCCCCTTGTCGCCTCTCAGCAATACAACCTCAGCAGGCTTTGCCAAGGTCAGGCGCTGCCCGCCCACGATTGCGTCGTGGATGCTGCGCAGCTCGTCGGTGGCGCGGATCGTGCTTTGCCAGCCGCGCCAGCCGGGAATGCATTTGTCGTGATGGATAAGCTCCAGCTCGGCCAAGCGGTCCACCTGCGACACGATTTTGCGCCATGTATATAAGGGGTTTTTGTATCGCCCCGGCATGTCATAGTGACGCGCCGTTCGGCTGTAGCTCACCCACTCAGGGGTGGTGCATATGTCCAAGATGATGGCCGCGCCTGTCTGGTCCACCTTGAACTCGGTGCGAAAGTCTGGCCAGAATTTCTTGCTCTCGAACCTTAGAGACAGTGGCCTCTGGTGGTCGTGGTTTTCGTCCAATGCCCGTTCCTCGTGTTGGGCCGGGGCGGGATTCTTGTTGCGGGTGCCCAGATATTATTCTAGGATCAATCTTGTTAAAGCCCGCAATGCCCGCCAAGGCTTATTGCAATTTGAAGCCCGCGCCACGCCAATGGTCGCGGGTTTCCTCGTTCTATAATGGTCTATTCCACTTGTTGACGCAAGATAACGCTGCACTAAGGCGTGTCGCAATGCACAAGGGGTTGTGGTTCATCCTATCGCCCCGTCAATTTCTGCCAGAATGTCCGTTGCTGCAGTTTGGTCAGCAGGCGCACCTGCTCGGCAAGGTCGGCCACCTGCTTGTCGGTTTCCTTGATGCGCTCGATGATCGCCGGGGGCGGTGGGGTGTCCTCGGGGTTGTCGGTCGGGGTGCCCTGCAGCACCTTGCGGGCCTCACGGTCCAGCACCTCGGCCACGAACTCGGCTTGTGTCAGTCCACGTTTTTTTGCCGCTTTGTTGATGATGGCGCGAAACTCAGGTGTGAAGGCGTCGCCCTTGAATGTCATGGTCGGGCGTTTGTCGGCCTTGCGTTTGGGTGCCGTTACCATATCAGCCCCGTCTGCTCTTGATTGCGTTGGTCGTCACGTCCAGCGCCCCGGCGATGGTGGCGTCGTCCTCGCCCGCCTCGATGCGCCGCGCCACCTCGGCCTCGCCTGCAGGTGTCAGTCGTCGCCCCCTGCCCTCGCCAGTTGCTAACGGGGTGCCCGGTGGGGTGCCTTGCGGGGTGATGCCCAGATGTTGCTCGATGCGGGCCACGCGGTCGGCCAGCGTCGCGTCGGCTGTCTGGTCGTCCAGCGTGTCGAGATAGCCTTCGAGTTGTGCCACGAAACCGGGGTCAGTCCTCAGTCGTGCGCCGATCCGGGCCAGCACGTCGCGGGCCTCGTCGGGCACCCTGATGTTGACTTGCTTTGTCTCAGACATTGGTGCGCACCCCGTCCTCAGTGAATTGAATCCCATGGGCTACCAGTGCCGCCTGTATGTCTGCCAGCGTCCGTTCGTAGGGATTTCGCTTGCCGCGTTCAAAGGCTGCGACGGTCGCTTTCGCCACCTTAGCCGCGTCGGCAAGGGCTTGCTGCGATAATCCGGCAAGGGCGCGGGCCGCTTTACATTGTTCGGGTGTCATGGTGCAACCTTGTATCTTTTGGGCTATCATTGCACCATGTTGAAGTTATGGCAACCCATGGTGGGGTGCTAGCGACAACCCACGAAAGGAACGCCATGTCTAAGGCAATAGAAACGATGCATATCAAATGCTTTATCGCAAACCCCGGCGGGGCCTATGATCCCGCCCCATTGGAAGATTTAACCCATAACGCAGTTGTTGCGCCGATGGTGGGTGACTTCCTGTTTGCCGCCCATGAACCGAACCCAAAGCAAGCCTATGTCGTGAAAGCTCGTCATTTCGACATTGGAATAGATGAAACTGTTAATCGTTGCTCTCTGCTCGTCGAGACAGTCGAACAGTCTTTCCCGTCATAGCAACCCGCGATGGGGTGCCCGGTGGGGTGCCGTAAATTAAGAACACCCCGCAACGGGTTGTTGTGCGGGGTGTTTTCACATTTGGCGGGTGTTTGGCAGGTAACGGGTTTTATGTTAAATGATTTTGCGGGGTGTCGGTCGCGTTTCGGTTGTGGACATGTAGCAGCTCAGGCTTGAACTGCACCCCGCTCGGCAACCCGCTGCGCAACCCGCACCACGGTCATAGCTGAAACCCTGTGTCGTGCTGCGATACTGCGCTTAGAGTGTCCCGCCGCCAGCTCGTCCTCGATGCGCTGCACCTTGTCGTCGGATGTGCGCGGTCTGCCACCTTTGGGCTTGCGGGTGGCAATCTGATTTCTCAGCAATTCAACCTCGGCCTGCAGCTCTTTGATGGTGGCGGTCTGGTCGTCCACGAACCGCCATAGCACCTCGTTGCTGTCGCACATTTCGGTGGCGAACCGCACCCATGCCTCTTTGCCGGAACCGGGGCCGCGTGATGGGGGCCGATTTGCGCTGATGCTCTGCAGGTTGTCGGCGGGGTCTGATTTCATGGTCGGGCCTTTGGCTGTCGTTTCGTGTAACATTAACCTATGTTACGCAATCCGCCAAGGTCCAATCATGGGCACCAGATAGCCCATAGGGCGCGACGTGCGGGCCGTGTGGCGTTCCAGCACCCATTCAGCACCCATTACTCGCCCCGTGGTCTAGTTGGCGCTGTGTGAGGCGGAAAACGGGCCTTTGTCTCTCAGCAGATGCGCGTCGGCCTGCATTTGCTTTGTCAGCCCTGCGAAGTCGTCCACGTCCATGCTGTAGTGCCGGGTTTCCTGCCCCGACGTGATGGCCCAGATGATAGTGCGGGGTTCACCTTGCACGGTGCAGGTGCGCACATTTGAAACGGCATAGATTTTCAGGTCGTCGCTCATTCCTTTGGTGCCCCTGTTTGCTCAGATTGCATATTCATGGGTGACAGGTAGGTGTCGGCCTCGTCGTCGGTCCTCGGGTTCTGTCGCTCGAAACCGCGCAGCTCGTTGGCGTTATACACCCCGATTTCGCGGGCGATGCGGTAAGACTGGAACCGGGCCAGCATGTCGCCGCGCAGCAGCTCGTCCATGTCAAACTCGACATTGTGCAGGCGTCGCCCGTCGGTGGTTAGCAATGCCCGCTCGATGGTCCGTTCCCACTTCACCAGCCAAGGGCGGATAGTATGGGTCGCAAACCAGCGCCCCAGCTCTGTGACATTGGAATAGCTGCCGTTTGATAGATCGCCCAGAACCGGGGGCGGGATGCGAAACATGCGGGCGATTTGCTCGACACTGAAACGTCGGCTTTCCAGCATTTGCGCGTCCTCGGGTGAAACCGATAGGGCGGTCCAGCTCATGCCTTCCTCGAAAACACCGATGCGCCCCGCGTTGCTCGAACCCCGGTAAAGGCTTTCGATGCTCTCGCGCAGCGTTTTTGCCGCCTCGGGGCCGATCTGGTCGGGATGGGTGACAACCCCGCTCAGGGCCGCGCCGTTGCGGAATGTGCTACCTGCGAACCGTTCCACGGCCATAGCGGTCTGGAATGTCTCACGCGCCCGGTGCAGTCGGCTCTTGCCCATGATGCCGTCGTCGCTGCGGTCTTTGAGGTGCAACACTTCCTCGGGCAGTAGCCTGCGGGTTCCCCGGTGGGGTGTCGTCACGTCATAGCGGATGCGCAAGGTCTGCGGGATCTGCACCACGGTCACGCTGTCGGGGTGAATCGGAATTACTTGGATAGGTGCGCCGCGCCCGTCGCGGATGATTTCGGCATAGGCGTTCCCCCGCAACAGGCAATGCGCTGTCATGGTTTCCAGCCACTCGTTTGAGGTCTGCCAGTCGTTTGCGTCGCCTGCAAAGATACGGGCCACGGGGTGTTGCCGGGTTGCGGTGCGCACCCCGTCGTCGTCCTCGCGGTAAACCAGCAAGGGCAGGGATGCCACGGTCTCGCTGATGATTTGAACCGCTGCGAAAACTGCGCTCATGTTCTCGGCAAGGGGCGGGGTCACGGCCAAGTCGTCGCCCGCATTGCCTGCCAGATGGTCCCAGCTCGTCGGTGGGGTGCTGCGGGTTTCGGTGCGGGGTGCGAATAGGCGGGATATGATGTTCATAGCGTTTCCAGAAACCTGCGGGCCAGTGCAACCCGGTGGGGTGCTTTGAAGGATGCCAGCGCCCTGCGGGCCACTTCGGTGTCGGGATAGGCGGGCGTCGGGGTGATGGTGATTTCGTGCAGGTCCACGTCCAGCAGGTCGCGGGTCACTAGATCGCCCTGGACGTTCCAGCGGTCGCCCTGGGGGGCAATGGTGAAGGCAAAGGATGCGCCGCGAATGTCGCCACGTTCCACGCTCACCAGAAGGTCGCGGGCGGTGCCCGTGTCTGGCAAGTCCACCTCGAACTGCAAACCTTTGCTATCCTCGGACAGTCTCAGGGTGCCAGCAGAACGTCGGCCCAGAACAAGGTGGGGCAGATGATGCACCAGCGCCATGGGGTCGGCCCTGTTGCTCTGCAGGCTGCGCTTGAACGCGCCGGGGCGCACATACTCGATAAACCCGCCCAAGTCCTCGGAAGGGCTATCGAACACGGCTGCATAGCCCTCAAGGCGCGGGGTTTTACCCCCACGCGCTCTAAGCTCAAGGGCGGGTCTGCGCTCAGTCATTACACTTCCAAGTCGTCGGCAAAGGCGAAGCTCTCGCCATGACGCAGCGCCACGTCCACGTCGCGCATAACCCGCATAAGAACCCGGCCCTTGCTGTAGGCTGTGGCCTCATATGGGTTCACCAGAATGTCGGTGCCGCTCCAATAACCAATCATGAGCTGCGACCATGCGCCGAAAATAACGGTCGTGGTGTCAGGGGTGCCCGTGGCGGTCGGCAAGGCGTTTGTGGGTGCCGCTGCATATCCGGCAAGGGTGCCGGGTTCCGTCATGAGATAGCCCGCGCCAGCGTCGCCCGATACTTTGAGGGTGCCGCGCAGTTTGGCGATGGCCTTGGGGTTCATGGTCCAGCCCATGCTGCCAATGTCTGCATTGGACGCTTGAATGGTGGCGATGAAGTCCAGCATTTCGGCCCAGCTCGGGGTTGCCAGCGTCAGCTCGTTTGTGTCGGGGTGATTGATAACCCCGGTCGGGGTGTTGCCCGTCCCGTCGCCTGTGATGGCCGCGCGGTCGATTGCGTTTGCCACGACACTGGCAAGGTCGTTTCGGACAAGTTGTTCGATACTCGGGGCCGCGTTGATAAGGGTGCGCCGCGAATAGGACGTGAT